AAAGAAGTGGATATATTGTACCAAATCGAAAACATTTTAAGTGCAAACAATTTACATTATAAGGTAAAAAACGGGAAAAATTATGATTTTTAACACATCTTACGATATGTATAGTATGGACAGCGCCTTAAACTATACAGATTTGAATAATAAATTATTTTGTACTTTTACTACCCCCCTTGAATTGGAAGGTTTAGTAAATTCTATATCGAATTCTTATTCGATAATGTACAATAAAATATTTGTACTTGAAGTTAAGGACAGTAACGAATATGTCTTAACTTACAATACCGAGCACGGAAACATAAGTTATATCCCACAAAACACAATTTTGGTTCACAGGAAAAAGGATTCAAATACATTATATACTATTAATGCTTTGAATGAATTGATTAAAAGTTTAAATGGGGGTGTTGTAGATACCAATTATAGAATAGACTGGCAACACTATAAAAACACAATTTTGTTAACCCAACAAAATGAATTAAGGCAGTTAAGAACAAAAATTTTTAAGATTGTTGAACTTTGATTAAATTAATTAATATACTAAAAGAAATTAAAGATATTTTATCTGATAAAAACCTAGAACAAGAGGCATCTTCAATACAAGGAAAAAGAATAATTGCTACTATAGATGATTTTGAAAGTAGAATGATCTTTCCATCTGAAAGTATTATTAAAGATATAGCTAACAAATATAATGTAGGATATATTATAAAAAAATATCCATTTAATCAAGCTATTATATTCTATAATAAATCTAATCCGAAATCTAAAGAAGCTATTGATTTATATAATAGATATATGACTGATTATTCCTTACTTTCCAATAAGGATCATATCTCTTTAGGAAAGTATTTTGGATATAGTAATGAGAATATAAAAGATTTTATTAAAGATATAAATAATGATGATGTTTTTACTGTTAATAAAAAGGTTTTACCACCACAAACTCTTTTTCAAGTAGGTAAAACATATGAATTATTGCAAGATATACCTCAAAATATAAAATTTAATATTGATTTAGTTCCTGTTATTAAAAAGGGGGATAAATTTAAAGTAACAGAAATTGAACCTAATCCTACTAATCAATTTTGGATGGTTTATTTAGACGTTATAAATTATCCCGAAAAACAAGGTATAGATTTTAGAATAATTCCCCCTAACATCCCTTCAGATAAATATGAAAAATTTGTTTTTAAAAATTTAAAAGAAATAAAATAAAATGAAAAAAGCAGATAAAGATGAATTTTAAAATACTTCTAACATATAAAGTAAAAAGCTCTTAAAAAAAAGCTTACTTTAATTTGGCTGTCCAAAAATTAGTTATTATATTCAATCATAAACCAAATAAAATTTTAAAGTTATGGATTTAAAAGCAATCAAACAGCGTCTTAATCAGATGCAAAAAACTAGTCAAACTAGTGAAGAACGCAAATCTATGTTTTGGAAGCCCACAATTGGCAAGCAAACCATTCGTGTAGTGCCTTCAAAACATAACCCAGCAATGCCCTTTAGTGAAATTTTCTTTCATTACGACATTGACAAGCCCGTTATGGTTTCACCAATTAATTGGGGAGATAAAGACCCAATTGTAGAGTTTGCAGCTCAATTGAAGAAAACCAACGATAAGGAAAATTGGAGATTAGCTAAAAAAATTGAGCCAAAAGCTCGTTATTTTGCTCCTATCATTGTCCGTGGTGAAGAAGATAAGGGTGTTCGTTTGTGGCAATTCGGTAAGGAAACCTATGAAGCATTTTTACAGCTTGCTGTGGATGAAGAAGTAGGTGACTATACCGACATCAGTGAAGGTCGCGATATTAAATTAGTTACAGTTGGTCCCGAATCAACAGGTACTAAATATAATCGCACTACTATTAGCCCTTCAATGAAAAACAGTGAATTAGGTAGTGCTGATCAAGTGAGAACTTGGTTGGAAAACCAACCTAACCCTAAAGATTTGTTTAAACCATTCTCATTCGATGAAATGAAAACTGCTCTTCAAAATTGGTTAAGCCCAAATGAAGAAAGTGAGACGGTTGTCGAAGAAGAAAAAGAACAAGCGCCTAAAACGAATTATTCACTAAATACTTCCTCTACTAATGTTAAGCAATCTAAACTAGATAAGTTTAACGATATTTTTGAAGAGGACAGTGACATGCCGTTTTAATTATGGCTAGAAAGCGCGATGAATCTTTAGCAGAGGCAGTATCTGCCGAGCTAAAATCGAATTTTAACCTTGATAAATTTAAGGATAAGAAGGGGTTAACAGGTAATGTTAAATTTAAGCCCCAAAAATGGGTCCCGCTTTCTTCTGCGTTCCAAGAAGTAACCTCTGTGCCCGGTATCCCAACTGGTCATATTGTGTTACTTCGAGGACACAGTGATACAGGTAAAACCACAGCGTTAATTGAAGCTGCTGTTAATGCCCAAAAATCAAAAATATTACCGGTGTTTATTACCACAGAGATGAAATGGTCTTGGGAACACGTTAAACAAATGGGCCTTGAAGTTAATGAGGTAGTTGACAAGGAAACAGGTGAAGTTACTGATTATAATGGGTTTTTTATATATGCTGACCGAGAAACTATACATACTATTGAAGATGTGGCAGCATTTATTTTAGATTTATTAGACGAGCAGAAAAAAGGTAATTTACCGTATGATTTAATGTTTCTATGGGATTCAATTGGGTCCGTGCCCTGTGAATTATCGGTTCGTTCAAACAAAAATAACAACGAATGGAACGCAGGTGCTATGTCAACCCAATTTGGCAATAATGTAAATCAACGTATTACATTGTCTCGTAAGGAAAGTTACCCATACACCAATACTTTGGTTTGTATCAATAAAGTATGGACAGCTAAAGCTGAAACCCCAATGAGCCAACCCAAACTTATGAATAAGGGTGGATTTGCAATGTGGTTTGATGCTACTTTTGTAATTACCTTTGGTAATGTATCAAATGCCGGAACTAGCAAAATTAAAGCTATTAAAGATGGTAAACAAGTAGAATTTGCTAAGCGTACTAAAATTCAAATTGATAAAAACCATATTAACGGTATTACTACAAGAGGTAATATTATCATGACCCCTCACGGTTTTATTAATGATAGTGAAAAGGAAATTAAATCCTATAAAGACTCACACGCCAAAGAATGGAGTGCGATACTCGGTGGACTAGACTTTGATATCATTGAAGAAAATGATACATTTATAGATACAACCGAATACACAAACGAGCCAGATTAATATGGAAAAGAAAGATTTATTACAACTCCTTGACAATGTAGTTGAGGAGAATGAAACAGAATCCTTAGAAAAACACGATCGTGTGCTTTTAATTGATGGGCTAAATTTATTTTTTAGAAATTTTGCTATGTTAAAGTTCATTAATGAAGAAGGAATACACGTGGGTGGTTTAGGTGGGTTTTTACGCTCCCTAGGATTCTTAATAAATCATATTAATCCAACCTCAGTTTATGTAGTATTTGACGGAGTAGGTTCCACGGTAAACCGTAGGAATCTACTCCCCGAATACAAAGAAAATCGTAATATATCTCGTATTACAAACTGGGATATGTTTGATTCATTAGAAGATGAAAATGAAGCTAAAGTAAACCAAATTGTTCGTTTAATACATTATTTAAAATGTTTACCTGTTAAAACTATATCAATAGATAAACTAGAGGCAGACGATATTATAGCGTATTTATCTAAAAAACTAAATACAGATTATGATTCTAAAGTATTTATAGTATCTAGTGATAAAGATTTTATACAATTGATAAACGATAAAATAGTTGTATATCGCCCTGTAGAAAAAGAATATTATACACAAAGTACTGTTAAAGAAAGATTTGGTATTCCTGCTTCTAATTTTACGATATACAAAACTTTATTAGGAGATGCGTCTGATAAAGTTAAAGGGATTAAAGGTTTAGGAGATAAAGGCATACTTAAGAAATTTCCTGAACTAGCCGAACGTACTCTTACTTTGGACGATATTTTTGATATATGTAAACACAAAATGAAAGAACACATTGTTTATTCAAGAATATTATTTGAAGAAGCTAACTTAAGACGCAATTACAAAGTTATGGATTTACATAATCCTATGGTAAGTGAAAAGGAAATTGATTATTTAAATCAAGAAATTGAAAATCATGCACCTAAACTTGAATCCCCAACTTTTCTTAAGTATTATCACGAAGACGGATTACGTCACATAATTAAAAATGTTGACTATTGGATTCAATCCGCATTTAATAAATTAATAAGTTATAATAAAGAGTTATATGACACTAAAATCAATCAATGAATATGGCGCAGGTTTCCAAATTAAAGTACTTGCCGCGTTATTAAACCATAAAAGTTTTTTAACCAACATATATGATATAATAAGCGATGAATACTTTGAATCTCAGGCCCACAAGTGGATAATCAAAGAAATATTAAAATATTATAGCAAATATCATACAACTCCTTCTTTAGAGGTACTTAAAGTAGAATTAAAAAAAGTACAAAATGAAGTTTTACAAATTTCTATTAAAGATCAGTTGCGTGAAGCTTATAAAGAATCAGATGATTTGGCATATGTTGAAGAAGAATTTTCTACATTTTGTAAAAATCAAATGCTTAAAAAAGCATTGTTGCAATCAGTAGACTTATTACAAGCTGGTGACTATGATTCTATTAAATTTATGATTGAAGCTGCTATGAAAGCAGGACAAGACAAAAATATTGGACATGAATACAATAAAGATTTGGAATCACGTTATAGAGAAGAACACAGAACTATTGTTCCTACTCCTTGGGAAGTATTTAATGAACTATTACAAGGGGGGTTGGGAAATGGAGATTTTGGCTTGGTATTTGGTAATCCTGGAGGTGGTAAATCTTGGGCATTAGTAGCATTAGGTGCCTATGCTATAAAATTGGGATATAATGTTATACATTACACATTAGAACTAGGTGAAGAATATGTAGGTAGAAGATACGATGCTTATTTTTCAAATATACCTGTTAATTTAGTAATAGCTAATAAAGATAAGGTAACCCAATCTACCGAAGAATTAAAAGGCCAATTAATTATTAAAGAATATTCACCAGGTAAAGCATCAATATCTACTCTTGAAGCACACATCAAAAAATGTATTGATCTAGAATTTAAGCCTGATCTGATTATTATAGACTATGTAGATCTTCTTCGTTCTAAAAAGTTAAATCGTGAGCGTAAGGACGAAATTGATGATATTTATATTAGTACTAAAGGGTTAGCTCGCGAATTAAACTTACCAATTTGGTCAGTGTCACAAGTTAATCGTGCAGGTGCACAAGATGATATTATTGAAGGTCATAAAGCCGCGGGATCATATGATAAAATTATGATTACTGACTTTGCGGCCTCTTTAAGTCGTAAACGCGAAGATAAAGTAAATGGAACAGGACGATGGCACATTATGAAAAATAGATACGGAATGGATGGATTAACATACGGAGCTAGAATAGATACTTCTACAGGACACTTTGAAATAATTACAGATGCTGAATTAGAAGATTTAACTCCTACTCAACCCCAAAGATTCCAGTCAGGCGTTACAGACCAAGACAAAGAAGCTTTAAGACAGCACAGTAATTTCTTTTTAAAATAAATGTATAATGATAACTGAACCACGAATATTTTATAAACCATTCGAATACCAAACCGCATTTGAATACTACAAAAATCAACACCGAGCACATTGGTTAGCTGATGAGATACCTTTAGCGTCTGATTTAAACGATTGGAAACTTAAATTAACCGAATCTGAAAAGAACCTTATAGGTAATATTTTAAAATCATTTGCCCAAACCGAGGTTCACGTAAACGATTACTGGTCAACCAAAGTATCTATTTGGTTTCCAAAACCTGAAATACAAGCCATGGCTCGTGCGTTTGCTGATTTTGAAAGCATACACGCTGAAGCTTATGCTCGATTAAATGAAGAACTTGGTTTAGATAACTTTCAAGCATTCTTAGAAGACGAAGCATCAAAAGCCAAAATCGAAAGATTGATTGAAGTACCCGGCGAATCGCTAGAAGAAAGAGCATTATCCTTAGCCATCTTTTCAGCCTTTACAGAAGGTGTAAATCTATTTAGTTCATTTGCTGTACTAATGTCATTTCAGCTTCGCAATCTAATGAAAGGTACCGCACAAATTGTAGAGTGGAGTGTAAGAGACGAATCATTACATTCACAAGCCGGATGTTGGTTATTTAGGACTTTACTCCAAGAACAACCACATTTAGATACCAATAGTATGAGAGATAAGGTTATTGAAGCTTGTCACTTATCAGTTCAATTAGAATTTGATTTTATTGACAAAGCATTTGAGATGGGTAATATTGAAGGTTTAACCAAGGAACAGCTTAAAAACTATATTAAAGCAAGAGCAAATGAAAAAATGGTTGAACTTGGATATAAAGCAATTTATAACGATATTGACCCTAATTTATTAAAACAAATTGAATGGTTTGGGCATTTAACATCAGGAAAATCACACCAAGATTTCTTTGCTCAACGCCCCACAAATTATGCAAAGTCAACAGCTGATTGGAGTGATTTATAAATTTACAGGTATGGACGAAAAAATAATATATAAAATTGAAATCCTTCAACTTATTGAATCTAAATACAATATTGAAATAAAAGACGAAGAAGTTGAAAGCATATTAACTTTAGAAGACTTAATTGAATTGATAAAAATAAAAAAAATTTATGAGTATACAAGTAGACACAACAAATTGGATTAAAGACAAGAATTTTCCAAATTACATGGATGATATAGCAATCAGTATGATTTCAAAAGGTTATTTACTACCTGATGAAGATGTATTTGATGCTTTCAGACGAGTTAGTAAAGCAGCAGCCCGCAGATTAAAACGTAAAGACTTACAACCATACTTTTACGAAGCAATAGTTAAAAATTGGTTATGTCTAGCATCACCCGTATTATCTAACATGGGGACAGAACGCGGAATGCCCATCTCATGTTTTGGCATTAATGTAGGAGATTCTATTGAAGGTATAGCCGATGCTAATTCAGAACTAATGCGCCTAACTTCACAAGGTGGTGGGGTAGGTATAGGAATGTCTCGTATTAGAGGAAGAGGCAAACCTATTAAAGACAACGGCGTAAGCGAAGGTGTTGTACCTTGGGCTAAAATATACGATTCAACAATTCTAGCAACTAATCAAGGCTCAGTTCGTAGAGGTGCTGCTTCAGTTAACCTATCTATTAACCATCCAGATATTGAAGAATTTTTGAGCATTCGTCGTCCAAAGGGTGATGTAAATAGACAGTGTTTAAATCTACACCAATGTGTTGTTATTGACGATAGTTTTATGAAACGCGTTGAAAATCGAGACACAAAGGCACTGCGATTGTGGGGTGAAATTTTAAAATCGCGATTAGAAACTGGCGAACCCTATCTTATGTTTGAGGATAACATTAATAATACTAGCCCACAAGCATATAAAAATAACAATTTAAAGGTAGAATTTACAAATATCTGTGTAACAGGTGATACAAAAATTCAAATCAAAATTGGAGACGAAACAAAAGAAATTGAAATACAAGACCTTGAATTTACCCTCCAAACCAACCCAGAAATACATATTTTAAGTTACAACCAAGATACACTTGAAAAAGAATATAAACTTATCACTAATTTTGACATGACTAATCCAGAAGCTGAACTATTGGAAATAGAGGACGATGTAACTGGGTTTAAATTACAGTGTACACCTGAACATAAAATATTAACAAAAAATCGTGGTTGGGTTGAAGCACAACATTTAACTGAAGAAGATGAACTTGTTTATTAAACAACACATTACAGAAAAAATTCCTACCTCTAAAGGTACATTTTTGGGGTTACCCAAAAGTCAATCCACTAGAAATTTGGAGGTAGGAGATTATTTTTGTATATTTAATGAGAAAGAAGATCTATTGATTTTTATCCAAAAAGAATGGGAAAATATATGGTTTTTGAATATTATAGAGGATACAATAGTAGGTGAAATAGAATATAATGTTTTAACAGATAAAACAAATATAATTGAATCTACTAATGATTTTATTGATATTTATAACCATGAATTAAATCACTTAAAAGCCCAATTAAATGAAAAAATCAGAATTAAAGCAACTAATTAAAGAAGAAACCCACAAAATATTAAATGAGGGAAAACAAGTAGGTACTTTATACCATTTTACAGATGTTGATGCTCTTTTAGGTATTTTAAAAAGTAATAAAATGCTAACTGTTCCAAGGAAAGGTATGGGAGATGATCCAAATTTTTATTATGCTTCTTTTACTCGCAATAAAAATATGTTTCTTAATAAACCTAAACTTTATACTGATATAGAAGTAGCTCTTGTTTTAGATGGAGATATGCTTTCTAATAAATATAAATTTGAACCTTTTAGTTCTTCTGAGACCTCTAAGCCTGAATATGAAGAAAGAATTAAAATTCCCGCTACTTCTAATAATAAAAATATAGAGGATATAAAAAAATATTTAAAAGGTATTATAATATTAGGACATACTAAAGCATTTAAAAAAACTGAATGGATTGGTGGTCCTAAAGTAGGTACAACAGAAACAAGAGAAGAGCGAATTAATGATCTTATAAAAGATATAAAGAAATACACTGATGTACCTGTAGAAGTAACAGGATGGGAGAAAGATTCTTACCCTATAAGAATGTCCAAAGATATGAAATTTCAACAAGATAAATTAAAATCCCAACAAATATTATCAAAAAACAAAGTGCAAAAGGAAAATATAATGTAATTTATGGTTATAAATGGAAATATAAAAATTAAAAAACATGGGATTAAAAATAACAAAACTTCAAACTAAAAAACCTGTATACGATGTGACAGTACAGGACAACCAAAATTTCTATGCAAATAATGCTGTGGTTCATAACTGTTCAGAAATTGCGCTTTATAGCGATGAACTCCATTCATTTATTTGTTGCCTATCATCTCTTAATCTAGCAAGATGGGATGAATGGAAAGGCTATAAGTTTGAAAACGGAATGACATTGCCCGAATTAACTTGTTGGTTTTTAGAAGGTGTATTACAAGAGTTTATCGATAGAGGTAAGAATATGAGATTTATGGAAAACACAATCCGTTCTGCTACTAAAGGTAGAGCAATTGGGATTGGTGTTTTGGGGTGGCATACATTGCTTCAATCAAAAGGATTACCATTTGTAGGTATTCAAGCTAGTTCTTTAACTAGAATTATATCTAAATTCATACAAGACGAAGCTCTAAAAGCATCTCGCGATCAAGCTAAAATTTATGGTGAGCCTGAATGGTGTAAAGGAACAGGTTTAAGACATTCCCACCACTTAGCAATAGCACCTACAATTTCAAACGCTCATATTTCGGGTGGTGTATCTCCCTCAATTGAACCTATTCCTGCTAACGTATATAATCTTAAAACAGCAAAAGGGGTATTTATCAAACGCAATAAAATCCTTGAAAATCTACTAGAGAAAAAAGGATATAATATAGACAGCGTATGGGATCAGATACTTAAAGATCAAGGCTCAATTTTAGGACTTCCAGATTATATATTGTCGCCTGAAGAAAAAGAAATATTTTTAACATTTAAAGAAATCAATCAACTTGAAATAGTAAAACAAAATGCTATTAGACAAGAATATATTGATCAAGCTATATCGTTAAATTTATGTTTTGACCCTAACGATTCACCTAAAGACATTAGTATGGTCCATAAAGAAGCTTGGAAATTGGGTATTAAAACCTTGTATTATTTACGCACAGAAAGTGTATTACGAGGAGATAACCTTCAAAGATTTTCTGATTGTGTTTCGTGTGAGAGCTAAGAGCTACGATATGTATTAACGAATGTTATATTAATTAGTTTTTAATGGTTGCTTATGGTTTCACTTTAAAAACTAAAGATATGAAAAGATTTTTCACTGAAATCTTCCAAGACGAAAAAGGAGGATTTTCATCAAAAAGGTTTGTGGGAATTATGGCTGCCCTAACCTTATGTATAACAATGTACCACAATCAATTTACTGAAGCTCACATTGCCCCAGCCGATTCACTTGTAAATGCCGTTGCTGCTCTTGCGTTTGGTGCTCTAGGTTTAGCATCCGCAGACAAAATCTTTAAGAAAAAAGATTGCGATTGCGATAAAGGAGGGGCTGAGTAATGGGGATTTTTAATAAATTGCTATACAACGAAGATTTTCAAAGAGTTGAAGCCGACCAAAGGTTCAACTTTATGCTCCAAACGATGCAATCAAATCGTTGGAAAATTACTTTATTAATTTTATTTACGTTTTTTTTTATTGTTTTTGGAATTGTTTTGGCTGTAATGTTTAAAGCAACGATCGAAGAAGCTTGGAAAGAATTGTTATTAATTCTTTTAGGTGCGTTTGTCGGTAACTTGAACAAAGTTGTAGATTTCTGGTTTTCGAATGAAGATAGAGATAAAATGCTTGTTCAAAAGATGGATGAAGAAGATGGAACTTCTTTATCTAGTAATACTGAAAATTAAAACCCCCTATATGAAAAAAATACTTTTACTCCTTGCACTAACACTACCGTTTAACCTACTTGCACAAAATGGTAGAACAGAGGTATTAACATCCCCAAATAGTAACTCACCGCATTTTCTAATTGATACGGTATTTACATTGGGTAGTATCTTAAATGATACAACAGTGGTTTACCTACACTACCATAATCCAACTGCTACAAACTATGCCGGCTTCCAAGTTAGATTCTTCTACCCCACAGCAGCATTTAAGGCACCTATTGTAAAATGGGGACCAACATCAACTCCAATTACCACCAAGTACGGGTCGTATTACACCCAACCGGGGTGGGTAAACGCAACTGCAATTTACACAGGGACTTCGGCTACGTTTGATTGGCCTGATGGTGCTGTATTTGAAGTACTACTCCCACATGCTGTTGGATTTAATCCTTCTGCTGTTGATTCGCTAGAAGTTCAGTCTACCCCTGCTTACACAAACATAGCAACTACAACAGCCGGTATTGATAATGTACTGGGTGTTTACAACTATGGCGGCAGGTTTAAAATGGATACGTTGGTGTTTCCTGTAACTTTGCTAAACGTGGACGGAACACCAGCTCCTGATATGCCATTTGCTTTTGATTACAAACTGAAAACAGCACAGACCTACGCTCGTGGGGACAGGTTTGTAACAGGCAATACCGGCTTAGTGAATATTAAAATTCCATACGATACTTCATTTTACAATGTCAAACTGGTATCTAATTTAGATACACTGTCAGATAATTCAGCTATCAATATTACCGATGCTTACAGATTATCTGATATGAGTATCTACGCTGATACTGCTCAAGCATATGAGTTTCAACAAGGTGATGTGAACCGTAGTAATACATTATCAGTAGCAGATGCTTATTTAATATTTAACCGTTTAGCAACAGGTAGAACAACTTGGTCACCTGTAATAGCAAATGAATACAATGTTAGATACTATACAGCAGCCGAGTACAGTGCTATTATGGCTAGCCCAAATATTTTCCAGACCTCAATTATAGGTACGACTAACATCGATGTCCCTTTGAACGGTTTAGCTTCGTTAGATTATAGGGGATATGTTTTAGGAGACGTAACTAATACCGGATTAAACAACTTATCAGTTCAAATACAGAGAGTAAATAACCCGACAACTGGAACATCTTATGTATTGGACGAAGGAACCCTGTATCAAAATATTACAGATTCAGTTCAATTTAGAATACCTAAATTGACTATTTCGGATGACAATTCGGTGAATGTTGCTGTTACTTTTATAACACATGGAAATAAAGTAGGTGCTGCTCAACTTGGTTTAAAGTATGATCCAAATATTTTTAAATTTACAAATATAAATGTAGGCCCTGAAGCTGGAGCTTGGAATTCATTCCTATCAGCTAAACCTGGCGAGATAATGTGGGGTGGACATGAGTCTAAAATGTCTCCATCCCTTATTACCAACCCAACTCAAATGTTTAATTTTCAGTTTGAAATTTTAAATCAAAATTGGGAAAAGACACCCATTAAAATCTTCAGTAAAGCTGCAGGTAGTGAAAAAGCAAAAGATCTAAACATTATTCCTTCGCCCGTGGATGCTACTGTTGTTAACGGCAGAAGAGCAAGAGAACTTGTAAACGAACTAGTAAACGGGTTTAGAGTTTATCCAAACCCGGTTCAGGATGTTTTAAACATAGATTACTTTCAAACAAACTGGGGATATTTATTATACGAAGTATACGACTATACTGGTAAAATCTATTACACCGATAGAGATTTTGTAAGCCAAAACGAAGTAGTTACAAAAAGCCTCAATACCAGTAATTTAAAGCCTGGTCTGTATTTCGTAAGATTAACAACAAACGAAAAACAAAAAGTTCATAAAATAATTAAATACTAAAAACTATGGCAGAAGAAACAGAAAATGACGGCACCTGGGGTGGTTTAAAGAAGACCATCGTAGGCACACTAGCCACTGTTGTAACAGGAGGTGGTGTGTGGATTTCCACAACTTTATTTGGAGGTGGTGGAGATGATAAAGAAGAAGCAAAAACAGAACAAGTTGCTCCAGCAGCACAACCTGTTATTAATCTAAACTTAGAAAACAACAACCAAAGTAACGCTTCAAGCGGTGGTGGTGGAACTACTATAATTAGAGAAAAAGAAACAATTAGAGAAGCAGCACCCGCAGCTCAACCTGCAGCACAGCCTGCAGCAGCACCTGTTGAAGAGAAAAAAGAAACTCCAGCTGAAAGAATGAAAAGGTTGAGAGCTAAACAAGCAGAACAGGAGGGTGAAGAATGAAAAAAATAGTTATTACCCTACTTGTAGGCTTTGGTTTGTTGACTGGTTGTAAGTCTAGTATTTCGACTACTCAATACCAAGCCGATTTTGAAAAGACAGATAGAACATTAGAATCTATCTCTACCTACACAGGTAAGAAGCAAACGCTTCAACTTTCAAAGTTAAATGTAAATAAAGAACTCTGGGAAACTTTCCCCGAATTAAGAGAAAAAAGACTTGGCTTAGGTGTATCTAATCGTATTATTGAAAATTTACTATATACTAATCGTTTTGAGTTTACCGAAGAGAAAGATGCTGTTGTAAATCAAATGTTAGATGCATGGGAAAAAAAGATTGATGGTTTAGATGATAGTAAAACAAAACTTAAAATGCAGGGTATTCGTTTACCCAAATACATTGTTTATGCCGAAATCTATGATTTTTCAGTTTCATATGCCGAGAACTACGATAAAGGTAAACTAAAGAAAACCAATACCACAATTATGGGTATTCAAATTCGTTTAGTAAATGTAGAAAATTCACAATTTATAGTTGCTTCAGGTCAAGGACAGTCTACTCAATTTGGAGAAGGATACTTTAAGAACCCAACAATGGGGTTTGACCAATCAACCGTTGGTATTGCTACTCAGAAGGCTTTGGAGGTTGCCACAATGAACCTCGTAAAGCGTCTTGAGCAAAATGGTTGGTAAAAAGTATTTACTAGTATTTTTATTTGTAATAGGTGGAGTTTTGAGTCTAAAAGCTCAAAGTTTCACCTATTCCTACATTAACCCGTGTAATGGTAGAACCGAGTCAATTCAACTACAGACACAGACATCTCAGATAACAATGTTTTATGCGGGACAGTACCGTATATTTACCTATGCTGAATTAGAAGCAGGAGCGTATGAACAATGGGTTCAGTCTATTAGAGATGCTCTACCACCGGGAGCTAATCCATGTGCTGCTGAGGGGGCTGAAGCATCAAACAATGTTTCTAATTTTATAGGGAGTGTAACAGCAGGTGGGGTAGCTAACTTAACATCGGTAGTTTCTATGGCTAGTTCCATTGGTAGTTCTGTTGGAAACATACCAACACCCCCACCTGCACCAAGAAACGAAGGAGGAGGCAGCAACAATAGTAGTTCCACGACCGAAGGAGGAGGCGAAATAACAGTTACCGATGAAAAAAATCAACAGACTGCAAGCGGTGGTGAGAGTGAAAGTAGCGAAGGTGGTAGCGGGGGTGGAGGAAAAGGTGGTAAGAGTTCTAGTAAAGTATCCAATGGCGCTTTAATTGCCACTGGAGATATTGTTATAATAAGAAATGATTCAAATATTGCAAAAAAAGGTAATGATAATTTTAGATTTAATACTTCTTTAACTCACGTTAATACTTCTCAAACATTTATCAAAGGTATAAACATAAATTATCAAACAGGACAGAATATAATTAACCTATCGGGGTACGGTTCTTTAAAGTACAAAGGGTATATGGGTATCTTTTCTACATCGTATATGACTAATTTTAATGATAATTGGTTTTTGACTACTTCATTACTTAATGCTCAAAAAATAAATAAAGTAACCTTAATGGGGGGAACAACTTTCACATTAGGAGAGATTAGTAAGAATACCTTCAGGAACTGGTCTTTGATTGGCGGTGGGTTTACAAATTTTAAAGGCGGTAAGTCCCTTGGTGTCAATTTTCTCGGACTAGCCGTATACTCGCCCTATATTTATTTCTATGCGGGCCAATGGTATAAAAGTGGTTTGCTAATAATACCAATGGTAAACACAGATTTGAAAGTAACTGATAAATTTAAATGGACTGTAAGTTTTTCGGGAGTTTATCAATTAAATCAAACATTCTTAAATTGGCAAGTTTTAACAGGAACAAAAATATTGTTATGAAAAAATTAATACTATTTTTATTATTACCCATATCAATATTTGGACAGACATTTACACATTCAGGTTCAATTAGAACTGAAAATGATATTCCTGTTCCAAATATAACATCTAAATTGTATAAACGAGGGACAATAAACACATTATCAAATAATCTTAATGTTAAGATATTTTCAACACATAATGGAAATGGTAGTACGTCCCAATATGGTCAATATCCAACCAATACACTAGAATTTGATAGATTGTTTAATACTTCGTTTTCAAATACACAACTTAGATGGTCAGGAACATTATCAACAACTACATGTTTAAATTTTACAACATATACAACAATTAGAAATGCTGGAGCGACAGTTCCAAATAATGGAGAATACTATTCAGTTGAAGTTACAGGAACTTTTATACCTGTTGTAACTGGGACCTATTCTTTTGGAATAAATTCTGATGATGGTAGTGATTTATTTATTGGTGGAACATTTGTGGTTAGTTATTATGGTGGACACGGAATGAGTGGACCAATTTATGGAAATATAAATTTAGTCGCAGGGACTCAATATACGTTCAGAGCAAGAATGCAAGAATATGGTGGTGGTGATGGGTTAACTGTAGTTTGGAGAAGGCCAGGACAATCTATACATTCTCTACAAACATCGGAATTAGGTATTTTAACACCTACTTTTACTCCTTGGACTCAACAAACTACATCTACAACAAATACTTCGGGACAATATTCATTTTCACAATCAGTATCAAATGGGGATGAATGGTATATTGAAGTTGTTATACCAACCACAACGTCAAACTTATCCTCTGCTGATTTTGTGGGAATTGATGATATTGTTTTACAAAGAACGCCAATTAGGTCATACCATTATCACAAATACGAGGTTAGCGGGGACAACACAATTACGATTTCAGACATTTATGCAATAGCAAGAAGAATAAATGGATTAAATTGGACAAAACAAACCCTGTTATTTACAAATTCACAATGGACAAGTTTGACAACTGGAACAGGGGATTTAAGAAGTTCAATTCCCGGTATCCAATCCAGCTATACTTTTACTCCTACGAGCGGAGGCACAACTAACCTATATTTATTATCGCCCGGATTTACAGACCAATCAATTTTAACTTATTAACTATGGATACATTATTATGCTATTTTATTTCAAGTGTTATAACTCTTGCTCATATGAACGGGGTACCCGATTCAAAACTAACATACGGTGCAAATCAAATTGTTACTGAGTTAGTAAACGATAAATATTCATTATGTGATAATGGGAAACCGGTAACTGTAGAAATTTTATCAATTGAAGCACCAACTAAAGGTATTAGGGTTGGTCCTTTTGAATTTAAACAAAAGAAAACAATTGTAAAGACAAAAATAACAATGGATGGAAAAGAATTATTTGGGGAGGGCAGCGCAAAAACATCAGTTTCTTCAACTATTCTACAATTACAAAACGAAAATTTACCATTTGAGCGCACAGAATTTTCGTCTGCTTTAAGAAAATCGCTTGAGTCAGCTTTTAAATAATATGTATAATAAATTAAATAAAACTATGTTAAAATTATTAAAAAAATTAAAGGAACTAGTTTTTGGCAAAACTGCTCCTGTAGTTATTGAAGCCCCAAAAGTTATAGAAAATAAAGTTGTTGAAACAAATACTCCTAAGAAAAAATCTCAACATAAATCTAAACCAAAAACTTCATAATTATGGATATTAACAAACTCAAAGGACATATTCCTGATGGCGTAATTGCCCAAATTCCTTCTGTAATGTCAACTTTTAAAATTGACACTGCTCTCAGATTATCTCACTTCTTAGCTCAATGTGGACACGAAAGTGCTGGTTTCAAAGCAATCCAAGAAAATCTAAACTATGGAGCAAAGGGTTTGCTAGGTATATTTAAAAAATACTTCCCAACCGAAGCTAAAGCTTTACAATACGAAAGAAAACCTGAAAAAATTGCTAACCTAGTTTATGGTAGCAGAATGGGTAACGGAGACGAAGCATCAGGTGATGGCTATAAATTTAGAGGAAGAGGATATATCCAGTTAACTGGTAAAAATAATTATGTAGCTTTCGGTAAAACCATTAATGAAGACATAGCTGCAAATCCTGATTTAGTAGCAACTAAATATCCTTTATTATCAGCTGCTTGGTTTTGGTCAAGCAATAGCTTAAATGCTTTAGCTGATAAAGGTGCAGACGACGCAAGTGTAACAGCAATCACTAAAAGAGTTAATGGTGGGACAATTGGGTTACCTGATCGTATTAAGCACTTTAAAGAATATTACGCACTATTAAAATAATGAAACATACTGCCTTAGCTGATCCTATAATATTATCTGTTACTTCTTTATCTGCAGCCTGTGCCTTTATATGTAGCTACTTTATGCAGCTATATATGAATAATCAAGACCAATATGTTGCGGTAGTTGGTGTAGTGTTTTTAGATGGTATATTTGGCGTAATTGCAGGTACAAAAAGAGAAGGATTTAAAACCCACAAAGCATTAAGTGTACTAAGGAATACTTTTGTTTGGATAATGATTTTATCTGCGGTTTTAATGATAGAAAAAGGTTTTACAGGAACAGCTTGGCTTAGTGAAGTGGTTATTGTACCTTTTATGGTATTTCAACTAGTAAGTGCTCTTAAAAATGCTTCAATGGCCGGATATATTAAGGTAGGTTTGTTAAACGAGATATTAGATAAAATAGATAACCATAAAGGAAAAAGACAAGAATGAAAAAATTAATATTACTATTTTTATTTCTACCTCTATTTTCGTTTGCTCAAAAACGAGATAGTGTTTATGTTGAAAATAAAGTTTTTACACTAGTGTATTCCGAAGTATTAGAACAACCAAAATGGGTTAAGTATAAAGTTACTTGTGCCGAAAATAATGTATCTCGTAAA